ATAACACAACCAACTTGAGTTTGTGAGTCGTGGCTTCTTGTAGAAACGTAGTGAGCAAGTCCAATAAAATAATCGTGCCAAGAGGGCCTATTTTGTCGAGGTTTCATAGTTTCGTTTCTTATCCCTATTCCGTCTCTCGTTCTTTAGACGCTTCTTGTCTCGCTTACTTTTTTTTCTGATAGTTTTTCCCATTTAAAAAGCCACAGCCGTTAAATATCTATAAGCACGAACACTAAACGAATACTTTTTTGTCAATTTAGACATAACTAAATACCAGCCTCCGTCTTCCATGTTAACTTCCGATATCTTCGTAGGAACTCTGGTTATACAAAGGTCATATGTTTCCTCTGCGCCATCCGCGCTGTCAATATTTTTTCTTTTTAGCTCCTGAATAATTCCGTCATCAAACTTCTTGTAGACATATCTACCCCTAAATCCCAACAGCTTGCAGGTAAATTCCATATGGCTAGCCGGGTCTTTCGATTTGTCAATTTCAATTATGCTGTTGAAGTCTGACACCACCACTCCAGAGCGGTCATATAGGGTTTTAAGAAAATAGGCGTCTTCTATAAGCTTGTTCTTGTGTTCGTCCGGTATGTTAATGGGACCACCAGTTTTCCCTTTGTACATATGGTGCAATATTCTTTCAAAAGGCTCTTGCCAGTCCTTTAAATCTTCTCCCCGTATAACCCTGTCCATTATGGCTCCAGTATTTCTAGTCCGTGAATACAGTGACGCATATCTTCTTCTAGGCCAATCTCTTTTTCAAACTTTTTTGTTATCATATCAAACATAAGAATTCTAGCCGGTGAAGAGCCTAGGAAGATATAGTTTTCTAATCTAGCCAATCCCCTGTTCCAATTATTTTCAGCTATATTGTCAGCATAATATTTAACTGATTTAGAACGGGGAATGTCAACAGTCTTGCAAATGGAGTTTCTGATAACTCCCAATTTGTTCCAACCCGTTAAGTTAACGAGATTAAAATCATCGTATTCATAGAAATTATGCTGGAAGCTTTTGGCATTTTGAATTATAGGCATTGACTCGATGACATTCATGGTGTCAAAGTCATATAGATGTGTGATTAATCCACCAATTACCAGCCTATCGGAAAAGGAGGAAATTGAATTGATATGGAAACTGTCGTTTTCCTGAACTTTAGACACATCTGTCAGATGTTTGCCCGTAAGAATTTTGTAATCACTTTGGCTTTCACCTAATATTTGATAGATATTAATGATATTAAAGTCTAGGTCTACTTGCACTACACAGTCTATTGCCGTGGAGGTGACCCAAATAGAACCTGCGAAAAAGCATATTTCGTGAATTGAACGAAAAGCCTCGCGGTCTTCAAGCTTTCTGACTACTTCGAAAGTTTCTTTGTCTAGCTCGATGAGGCTAGTGGCGCTGGCAACGATGATTCTATCGTCGAGGACGCATATTCCTCTAAGGCCACGCTCGCCACCTCGCTCGTTGTCATTGACGAAATGCTCGTCGTAGGGGGCGTGATGAATTACGCTCTCTTCTTCTACGTCGACAACATAAAGCCCACCGTGGCTAGAACCATGTTCAGCAGCCCTAACCACGGTGGTACAGATAATCTTCATTCCTTAACCTATGATGCTCTTAGGCTGTCCCCGACAATCCAAGCACCGCCCAATAGGACTACGTGATTAACTTGTTCGGGTGAAATACCAGTGCCAAGGGCGTCGAATACCACAAACACAACGCCACCAATAGCGACCCAGAATCTGCGTGATGAGAATAGACCAGATAGTTTACTTATGTTTAGCATCGTTGTTACCTCTTTGAGAATTATATTCTATCAGTGTTGGAAACTTCACAGAATCCTTTGTGAGCTTGGTTCCTTCACTTGGCTTGGCCCCCCCTCCTTCTATCGGTAAAGACAGAACCTCCTTTAACGTAGGGGTAGGCGCCATTTCGTCAACCGCCCATAGAATTCCCTCCTTCTTTGCATATTCCCTGATGCGTCTGACGGGTACTATAAGATTGAAAGTCTCTCCAGCGCCTCTGACCAGCATTCCAACATACTGTCCTGCATTCTTTCCCGACCTCTCCGACAGAAAAACACCGCCTCCACTGGAACCCGGAAATGCTGTGACAGTCGTTTGGTCAAAGACTACACCATCACCAGTACCCAAGTCAAGAACTCTTCCTATCTGAGATATTATACCCCTCGTCAGGCTATTCGAGCCAGTTTGTCCGAGTAAACTTCCAACGTGATATAACTCAGTACCAATAGATACCGGCTTACCCGTATCATTATAGAAAGTTACAGATTGGTCAATAAAGCCCTTCTTCCTAACCATCAGAAGAGCTAGGTCTTCTCCGTTTTCAGAGTCGCTATATTTAATAACCTTGGCTTCCATCTTGACCTCGCCAACGCGACGGCCATCTTCGACTAGCTCCTGAACGATTTGAGCATCCTTAAATTCAACAATCTTGGTTGTTCTACCATTCTTGATTACTGTTCTAACAGACCTTAAATTGTCGATTACATGTGCTGCCGTCCAGATAAAATTTACCTTCGCTGTTAGCGGTTTGCCTGTGGGGTTCGTGGTAAGGGGAATAGTTCGTGTAATAATTACTCCAGAACCCTCACCGCCCCCGCTCTTAACTGTCACAGAGACCTCTTGTAAAAGCCGAGAGACCTCTTTCACAGACTTATTTTCTGCTGAAATATGTGCGGGCAGGGACAAAACGGCAGCGGCCATTAAAGCGATTAGAAATTTCATAAGAGAATCCTTCCTGTAGGTATAAAAAGATGGCCCCAAAGCGGGGCCATCCAAAAAAAGTTGTCTACTCAATAACCTCTCCACCATTACCCTGCAACTCTCTTTCGAGTACGCGGTTAGGTGAATTGGGGTCGTTGTCTTCTACGCCGGGAGCAACCGGAACATTATTGGTTGCAATCGGACGAAGTTCGTCTTCAGTAAATTCACTACCAAGGGCTGGATGCTTAATCCATTCAATGGTGGGAATATGACTAACGTCATAAACACTGAAGTCTTCGGCGGTCAAGAAGAAGCCGTCTTCTCCCTCGGTAAAGACCTTCTCGGCTGTTGCGACAGGAACTCTGAATAGCTCTACGCACATAAGCCTGTAGCCTTCGCGGAAGAGCTTCTTCATTTCCTGAGCCGTAGGTTCTGACCAATCGTTGCCCCAAGTGTTTTCACTTAGCTGGGCAATATTGCTGAGACCCTGAAGACATAGCTCAATCCATCTACGGCAGTAGTCGTTCTTCACATCGAAGTAACGAATTGGATAAAGCTTAAAGGCCCGTCTCTCGTGACTGATGTGATGAGCTTCAAGTCTTTCCATGTTGTCTCTCTTGGTGTTTGTGTCAATCAGATTGCACAAACGGACAAACATGTTGTGATGATGCTTCACCGCGCCAAGCGTCGGAGGGCCGGGAACGAAACAGTCGGTACGAACCGAAAATGCCTGTAGGTGTTCGCCAACCTTTTCAAACAGGCGAGCTAAGGCGAGGTTCATGGTTTCTTTGTTGTCCCCTACGTTGGGGATAGCCCACTTTACACCCTTGAACATGTAAGGGAGAATTGCATCGTGGGTAGGGATGATTAAATTATCTGACATTTAAGGAACTCCTTATTCTACGTTAAATTTTTCTTTTAGTCGCTGACGGATAAGTATATCAAGCTGCCCCATTGTCATGGTTTGGTCATCTCTATACTCATTAGTCAGTTCGCCAATAACCGTCATAATCTGCTCTGATGTTAGCGCTTTTCTAGTGCTAAACGGTATGTTAATAAACTCTGGGGGTAGTCCATGAACCGGTTGTGGGTGTTGATAATACGGAGTTGCCACGTTTACAGGCATCCCATATCCAGCGAATCCAGAATTGGGTCCAGCTTGTCCTGTCTGCGAACCGTCAATTTCATTGCTTGTTTGTGGTTGAGGGCATTCATTAGGAGACATTATATATTCATTTTCGTGCTTATGCTTATGAATATGCTCATGTCGATGAACGTGCTCTTTTGTACCACTGTCCAAGCTTGGAGGATGTGAAGGCCCCCTATTATCATACCCTTCTTCTCTATCTAAATCTTCATTATCTTCACCCTTTTTCTTTTTTCTTCGCCTTCTGTTAAGTAACAACGGAACTCCGTATTTTAACGCCAGCATTCCCAAGCTCATGCCGCCAAGGGTAAAGCTTACATTTTCAACAGTATTGCCATTACCACCAGTAGCTCCATCTAGATAATGCAAGCCCCCTTCTTTCAATTCATCTATCAACTTGTCTTTGCCGCTAACAAAGCCTAAAAGCTCATCGATTCTAGACTTAAGGGTTAGTTTCTGACCCTCAACAGCACCAAGCAAATCTTTCAGTCCATTGATTTCGTTATTAGCACCTGACAGATTCCCACTAACTCCAGACAATTCTGCCTTGAGACTTTCGGAAAGACCCTCTAAATTAGTCAGCTTTTCTTGAAGCTCGGTAATCTTGTCGAGGTACTCCTGTCGCTCCTTCTCAAAGTCCACAGGAGGGTCTACAGGACCACCGGGGTCTGGTCTGCCGGGCCAGCCATTAAAACCGCCGCCACCGTCTGGTGGGTTTGGGTTGGAGGGAGGTAACACAGGTGGTTGATTGGGAGGGGGGCATCTATCCCAAGGACACCAAGGAAACAGGCCGTTTCCTTCGTATAACTCACCAACTCTTATGCCTCCATAATATTTTGCCGTATCTGCAACGCTACCATCGCTCATCTTCAGTTCAGGGCAAAACATAAACTCGCCCTTGACGGTCTTCCTGAGACCTCCCTTATAGGGAATAACCACATGGTCTTTAATTTTATGACCACAGTGCGGGCAGACTTTACCCAATCTTTCTTCTGCGGACTTAGTATTTTTTGCTTTTTCCTTTTCATGCACTAAGCCATAAGAGGTCTCAATGGGATAGCCTCTGCCATTGCCCTCCATTATATCATATATCTGCTTTAGGGATAGACCAGCGCCATAGTCGTCTTCTCCGTCATCTGTCCAAGCCCCATCACCTACCCTCCAAGCAAGAAGGATTCCAAGGCGGGTTTGAAGTTCGTTCTTGTCATCTTTAACAAGAATGAGAACACCGCTACCAGATTGTCCACCGATAGGAGCCGCATTAAAGCTAACAACGGCTCCTGTGTTACTAAGAACTCTGCCCTTCCAAATACAGGCCCATTGGGCAGAAGGACACCCGCCAGCCATAACAAGGTCATTCGCCCCAATTTTCGTGCCCTTGGGGGCTAGGGGGATTACTCTGGGGGGATATCGGCCAAAATATTTCTTTTTTACTGAGACTATAGCTAGGTCAAGAGCAGTGCCTTCTTCGTAAGCTACGTATTCAGTTTTAAAAGGAATCATAGCAGACTTGTAGCCATCTTGAAAAAACTCTAAATGGCCTCTCTTAGCTCTTTCAATTACATGACCGTTGGTCAGTACGTAGTATTTATCTTCATCTTCTTGGAATACGGTTCCACTTCCGCGAGCACCGTTTGTATTTACTCTACACACAGCGTCTAGAGCTTCATCCATTGTTAATGGCTGAGCATCTGCCGTGTTTATCATGCACCCCAGAGCAAGGGCGATAGCAAATAGTAATTTTTTCATTATATTGGACCTTTCCATGGGGCATTAACCGTCAGAAAGTCCTTGTTACAAATCCTGATTATTATAAATTACCAGTCTTTTTGTATAGTAAACTGGTATGAAAATAGCGCCGACCTAGCTAGGTCAGCGGGGGTGGTCGCGGAATCTGCCAAGTATGGAGTCGGGTCAATATAGTTCTTTCTATAGGCGTAGGTAACAGCCGTACTGCAAACAAAAACTTCGTTTGGTTCTTCGTCTTTCATGTTTTGTTCGGCTAGCCTAAAAAATGGCGCGTAATGCTTAGCAAGTTTCCAAAAATTCTTCCAACCATAATCAAGACCGGTGATGTCTTTCATCGTGTCTGCGATTCGTTCGGCAACACTGTTTTCACCATAATCAAGATTATATTTCCTTCCGCCAATTCTAATCAAGTCAGCCGCACGAAATACGTCAATGTTGTTTGGATGGGTTTCGACCTGACTCTTCATGGCGACGGCCCGTCCACCTTTGAATTCTCTAAATTCAATACACTGCAAATCATCATCGTCCCAGTGGGCCATAGCCGCGTGACTATGTGCTCCACCGCCATATCTTTTAATCATCCAAGACATTAGTCCCTCACCACGAAACAGTAGCACGTCAGCTTCTTTAATCTGTGGCCTAGCCTGCTCGTAAGGGATTAATATCATTTGTCACTTTCTAGTTTCTTATCTATTCTGTCTAGAATATCCGCTATTCTTCTTTGGTCGTTTACAATTTGTATCATTATCTGCTGCATATCTTTTTGAGTTTCTGCCCAGCTTCTAGGTACGTAGACTAGCGGAGTACCATCAGAATCTTGCCGGGATACTACCTTGTAAGTATGCTGCATCCAGTCTCTTTCATCGTCCATTAAAACTGACTTCTTCGGAATCGCTTTTAAAATTAGAACTTCAATGACCTTCCCCAAACCCAGAACAATTGCCACGATTGCAGCTAACACAGGAATTGAAAAGATATCTGATTCCATAGGTGGATGCCTTTCAAATAAAGAAGGGGGCCGACTGTTCTGTGTGTCAGCCAACCCCCTCCATGAAATTGGACGTAAATTTTAGCCACCAGTTTTGGCTTTATAATCATCCTGCTTAGGAGTCAATGCGCCATACATGTAAACCAATTCACCGGGAATGGCCCGTGTGGGATTTGCGGCATCGTCTGAAGCAGCGGTTGAACCGTCGCTTTGGACAAAGTTTTTTACAGCCCCTGCGCTTCCATGCTTGGTTGCAATACCAGTCACGTAATTAATAGAGGTGATGTTGTAGTCGTGGGTTTTGACTATTGGATTGATAGCGCGACGGCCAGCCTTGTCAGATGCGCCGCTCTGAAGAACGGTATTGCTGACATTGTTGACCTTGCTCGCCACAGTGCGAATTAGGAACTGCGGGTCGCCCGCACCGGGTTGATAAGCCAACGCTCCAGAACCCTTGCTTGTAGTGATGCCGGGCTTCCATTTGGTTCCCGTGCTTGCAAGAACTCTACCGGCATAAGCTCCAGCCTTGTGAAGAACATCCATTAGAGTATCAGAATTTGTAACGGCGTTAGTGCTGTCGATGTTGCCACCATTAAGAACCGTTGCACCGTTATTTCTAGTAGTGCTTCCAGAAATAGTTGTTGTAGACATTTTTATCACCTACCTTAAAATGTTGTGTATTAACCGCCAGTTTTTGCTGAGTAATCTGCCTGAGTCGGAACCCTTGCTCCGTGCATGAATACCAGTTCGCCGGGGATAGCCCTGCTGGATTCTAGAGCGTCGTCAGTTGCCGCCGTACTTCCGTCAGATTGAACGAAGTTGGACACATCACCCGCATTTCCACCTTTTGTGGCAAAGCCAGTGTTGTATGCAATGCTGCTAATATCATATTTATGTGTTTTAACAACACCTTCGCTACCACGCCCACGAGCGTCAGAGCCAGCAATCTGAAGAACAGTACTGGAAACATTATTAATCTTGCTGCTGTAGCCACGCAGTAGGAACTGAGGGTCGCTCGCGGCGGGCTGATAAGCAAGAGCGCCAGAACCTTTGGAGGTCTGAACACCCGGCTTGTGCTTTGTGCCAGTGATAGCCGTAACTCTACTTCCATAAACAGCACTTGCGTCCAAGTTTCCTCTTAGGGTCTTGGAATTGGTTACTGTGCTTGTGCTATCGACATTTCCGCCGTGAAGAACAGTAGAACCATTTTCTCTGCCTTGAGCACCACCAGTAAAAGCGGTGGAATACCCGGCTTCTAGAGTGTTTTCAAAGTTAGCAGCAAAGGTAATAGTCGTATTGCTAGCACTGCCTTCTATACCAGCGGTAAGAACAATTACGCCGCCGCTTGGATTCGTAGCAACAATACCGCCGGTATCGCCAAACCCATTAGTAGTTGCGTTTACCAAAATAATGAAGTTCGCTGCGGCGGCAGCAGCACTTCCACCAGCATTGAAGTGGTTCGTCGCTGATGCCGAATAATCATTGCTGATTGTAAAAGTAACAGACTGACCAAGGTAGTCAGTAAGCGTAATAGTACCGTCGTTTACATCGTTAAACTCAGTGTCGCCAAAAGTAAATGTTGCTGTAGCAATGCCGTCTGAGTTAGCATTGGCTGTTGCATAAGTTTGGGCCATTTGATGACCTCCTATTAAAATACCCAGCGTTAGGAACATGAAGTTTTGACACAGGATTAAAATCACCAACCAGAAGGGAAATGATTTTTTCATGCGGCGTCATGTCTAGGCTGGGGCGATATTTGTCCTTTATGTCCAAAATATAGAATCCTAATCCGAACTATTATACACCATTTCTGAGAAATTCTTCAGCTAATCGTGATGATGTTAACCTAATAGAATGTATCCCAGCTTCTCTAAACATGTCAAAATGCGCAGGTGTCCATATTCTCCCACACGCTATCACCTTAATTCCTGTTTCTGATTGAATTCTATTAGAAATGATTACGTTGTCTAAAGTATCATCCGCCATAGTTCCGGTGGCGTTTGCTACATATTCGACCCCTTCTTTCAAAAAAAGGCCGCACAGAGGGAAAATAATCTTTTCAGAAAGAAGTCTATACTCTATGATTGGTCTCAATTCAACGCCGCTGTCTTTACATGCCATTAAGCATGCTCTCATGTCTTTTCGTATAGTCTCCCAATTTTCTTCAGCAGCATCCGCACTATTTATGCAGAGGTCTATCAGACTGGCCCCTTTCCTGATAGAGACTATTATTTCGTGAATTCTAACCGACGTTTCGCTCAGGCCGTAAGGAAAGTCTACGGCGGCAGAAATGTCGATGTATTCTTTGAAGAAGGAGGTTTTGGAAACAAGCCCGGAAGGCACAGAGATACAATTAGCTGTGCATCTTGTGCCAGTAAAGATGCTGCTTAGAATCGAATCATAGTCTGAGATTCTATCATAACAAGCGAGTTCCAGTTCCATTAGTCTTCCGAGTTCACAACTATTCCGCCCGAAATAACTCTAGCTTCGTTGTAAACAATCATCTTTTCTAAAAAGGTGTCGTCATCTTTATCATTAGTAAAAGTATAATCGAGTTCACCATTTGGGAACACAAATATAGCCCAGTGTTTGCTCTCGGCCTTTAATTTTTTTTGCAGGGCTTCAACCTCACGTCTCACAGACTCGTCTTCAATTTTGGCTTCTTCAATATGAATATTGCACAATGCGTTTTCAACCTCAACCCTGACATCTCTAAAGTTGAACAGTTTTGCAACACCCAAGAAGAATCTGTATCTAGTTAAAACTACTAGAACCTCAACGCCACCGATGGATTCAATTGTATCTTTTACTTCTTCTGTGATATCAAAGTTGGTGTATCCCATCCAGCAGTCGAATTGCTTGGTTGGACTCATCCGGTCATGTAGGCGATACATGCCAACCGGAGTAGAAACAATCGTGGGAAGTTCCGATATAAACCCAGAGTATAACTCTGTAATATCAATCTCTTCGCCTTCTTCTTCTTTTGCGCTGGACTGTAGTTGAGAAAAAGGGTTTGTAGAAGAGGCTTGTTCTACATCATCCTCCCATTTTTCCCAAGCGATTTTTCTAACTGACGACATGACGGCCTCCTAGCTATATAGGAATGTTAGTATCGTCCAGAGATGTGCCAATAACCTGAGTGGGTTTGACGAGGGGGTTTTTACCACCGTCTTGTCCCAGAGCCTGTCCTGATGTCACTATTTGTAAAAAACCTAGCAATCTTATGTAATCTTTTTCGTTATCATTTTCTATGCAGGAGTCTTTTATGATTTTCAAAATCTCTTCAGCCAAAAATCCATTATTGACTAAGTAAATGAGTTGGGCAAGGTTAAATACGCTTTCTTCATCCCATTCACATTCAAACCCCACGTCTTCGTTATCATGGAGAGTAAAACGCAGAGAGCACTTAGCCTCAGATTCTGACTCTGGCTCTGGCTCTTTCTTATTGAAGAACTTAGAAAAAATACCCATAGGGTTACCCCAGCGCTTGAACTATTTCTACACAACTTTCAGCGTGTTCGTAATCTTCTACAGCCTTAAGATATTCCGCAAGAACGTAGGGATGCTCTCCAACGCCTACTGGCTCCTCGTATACTCTCATTCTAATTTTGGCTTCTTCCATTTTTGATTGAAAATGGCTTACAGCCGCCTGACGCACTAATGCCTTGTGCGACATAGTCCTTCCTCCTTAAATTTCTTTTGAATAATAGATTGCGCCGACCGACGCAGTTTACCTGACCTTTCAGTTCAAGCAAGCACAGCCATCCTTGCAGTCTACGCCGCACTTGCAGTTGTCGCAAGAGCAGTCGTCACAGACGCAAGCAGCGCCAGCTACCGGACAAACTCCAGCACAATTGCATAGCAACGGGCAGAAGTGAAGACAGTACCCAACCACGCCTCCTACTAGGAAACACACCCAATGATTTCTAAGATATTCTAACATTTTCATCTCCTTTGTTGTAGTGTTATTAGTGCTTCATCCACTTATTGTTATCTTTTCCGTTCTTCTCTTCGTCATTCTTCTTTTTGTCTTTTCCCGATTTCTTATCAGCTTTCTTCTTCATCGTTTTCCCGGCATCTTCTTCCTGAGCGGGAACGCACTTCCCATCTTTCGCAACGTATCCTTCGTTGCAGTTAGGTGGATACCCAGCCTTCTTGTTCGCACTCACATAAGATTCCGCTGCTTTGTTTAAAATGTGCTCTGCCCAGTCACTTAAATCGTCTGACATAGTCTCACCTCTTACTTGCTTAACAAAAATTAAAGTTCTCCCATTTTTCCTATGCCCTCCCCTTCTTTTGAAATGGAAAAGCTCGCCGGTTTTAGGGTCTTCGTATAAGAAAATTGCCCCGGAAGATTTTCCTTTGTTCTCCCACTTGCTGTTACAAAAAGCAACCCTTTGTTTAGAATCTGGAAAATCTCTTTTAGCTTCTTCGCTAGACATACATCTAGAGATATAATTTTTCTTCGTTTCACCCCTGTCTGGAGATGGCATTTGAAACCCCTTATTTTTTATATCCGACTATAAGATAGTTCGAATCAATCATCTTAGGAAATTCTTCGTGAATTTCAATTACAAAATCTTCGCTCAACAGGTCATGAAAATCATTTAGCCTTTTTTTAGGCCATTTGAGTGGTGCTGGATTCATCATAAGATAGATAGCTTTTGACTTTTGTATGTAGCGCTGAAAATAATCAGATATCCCTTTGTTGTCTAGTTCAGCGATACAAAACTCACTAATTGTTAAGTCAAAACTTTCTGTTTCGCAAGAAGCAACTTCAACACCCAATGCTGACAAATACTTTTTGGACAAACCAACTACATTTTCTAAATCAACCAACTCATATGAGTTGATATTGTAGAAGGAAGATAAAACAAAGCAAAGTCCACCATATCCTACACCAATTTCGACTACATTTTTACCATTTAGGTCACCAAAATATTTTTTAACATCACAGAGCGTATTTATCCTATGCAGCGTATCTGGAGAAATCATTCCGTGTTTGCCAGAGTGCCAAAGGGGAGGATTTCCAATAGTGTCATTCTTCTTGAATTGTTCTATTTTGCTTAGTATTTCGGGAAACTCTTTTTCTATTCTTTCTAGCCAAATCCTAGACTGAAAGTCGTCGCACATCCCCACGATACTGGCATATTTTGGGTTGTTTTTAAAATTCTGAAAGTCCCATTCGTTCTCAATCGCTTTGTCTACGGCCTCTCCATACTCTGCTGTTATCGACCTATTTATATCCCATCGTTTAAATCTATCGTCTACTCTCTCCAAGCCGTCTTGGGAAAAGACAAGCAAGCCATCTTCATTTATACGAGAAAGGTACTTATGTACATTTACTCTAGACATATTCAATGCCCATAATTTGTTTCGCTGAGTTCTCCCAAGAAAATCTTTTAGCTGTTTCTATTCCACTGGTATTCTCTTCTAAGTGACCACCTTGTTTAAGCATATGAACATCTCGCATATAAGAGGCAATCAAATCAATTTGTTTGTCGCCAATCTGCGCCCATTCCCCCTCTCCATTAAACCACTTCCCATCATGAGCCTCTTCAAGAACGCTTGTTTCTACCAGCATACAATTATCGTTATCACAAAATTCTGTGTGGCCAGAGTAGTTTGTGGCTATGACATGTTTTCCACAAGACATCATCTCTAAAAGCTCTAGGTTCCACCCCTCTGCTCTGGCGGGGAAAACCCCACAGTCGGCAGACCTCATAATGTCGGCAACAGAATCTTGACTTTTCTGTTTTGGAATCATTTTGACTTTGTTGCCCATCTTCGAGGTTTTATATTTTCTTTCCCAGTCGTAGTTTTCTTGCTGCTCGTAGAATGGATTTGCACACATCATCCAAAGCTCTACGTCGTCTTCTGGACCAAAAGCTCTGTCAAAAGCCTCGCAAAGAATATCGTGACCTTTTCTTATTTCCCATTTACCACAATTGAAAAATATCGTTTCTTTTCTGCCCCCAGCGACGGGAAAAAATATTGTGCGGTCAACCCCAAGCGGGATAACGTGTACGTTGTCAGGATTTATTTTTACATTTTCCACAACAATATTCTTAGCCCATTTAGAACAAACAAACAATTTGTCTACATTAGAAAGATGATAAGCTTCTTTCTCATTAAATCTATTCAACTCAAATATAGGGAAGCCTATTTTGGGTCCACGACCAACGAATTGTGACATATCGTTTTGATGCCAAATTCTAATACACGGCGCATCAAAATTAGGCATATCAGCATAGTGGAAGCATGTGGTCAGAAGCTCATGGTCTTGTTCGTTTGGCCATTCTGGTCTTCCTATAGCCCACAAGGAAACTAAGTTCTCCAGTTCTGATAGGGCTTTGACTATATTGCCACCGGCAACACCATATCCTAACTGATTTATCGGAGATATAATATTGAAATTCATACCACAGCCTCCTCCACAACGCCAGATTTTATTAGCTCTTTCCAATAAGAAAGTTTAGCTTTATCAAAACTGAATAGGTTTTCTTTAGAAAAATATGTCTCGTACTGTTCCTTAAGAAGACCGGGGGTTATGTCCTGCCACTGGTTGATTACCAGCATGGGGAGTCCTGAAAAATATCTTATGAGGGGACAATCTTTAACTATAGGTATTGAGCCTAGATATAAAGTTTCCCAAAATCGATAAGTATCAACGCCGTTCCCCTGCGGGCAGAAAACATAAACGTGTCGTGCGATTTCATCAAAAAATTCTTCAACCTCAAGCTCTGGAGTTTCTCTAGCCGTTATCCAAGGAAATTCTCTAGCGACAAGCTGTGACTTAAGTCTCCATCGTTCGTCTGTATAGTTTTGCCAATTTACATACGCAAGATTTTCCTTGTCTTCAAAATCATATCTTTTGATTGTCGGGATAATTTCGGAAGCACCCTGATTCACACCAAAAGGGAGTCCTATAATATTTTCTTCTTGCACCATCGTGTTTGATAGATACCATTTCTTGATATTGCTTGGTATCTTCGACATAGTTTCTGATGTAAAGGTATCGATTTTTATAGAATACTTATGTCGTATATCACACAACTCTGGCCTACAGCGAGGAGGGATTGTCAAAAATGAATATCCTGCTTCGTGTAGCTGATTATGCAGGGAGGGAAAGTGCTTGATGATGTCAACCGACACCGGATGCTCTTCTTGTAAAGCAAGCCCAAAATCACTAAACCCGCTAACAACCACATATTCATTATCCGTCTTCTCACATTTTTCAAAAAATGCGGGTATCCACTCCATGTTGCAGTACACAACCCCTGCGGGTGGAATGTCGTCCTCGTCCTTCCAATCTACCTCGTAGTTCACATCGAACATGTTCATCCAAGACTTGACTTCTATGATATCTTCTCTTGATACTTGCATGGTTCCTTGCCTTTTTGTGTAGAGCGCCTTTGTAAGATTATACCCTATCCATGGGGCATTGGGTTGGGTGAAGGATTGTCATCATCCGGCCAAGGCTCGGTGGTTGTCCAGTCCAGTGTTTTCCACCAAGAATCCTCTCGTTCGTCTGGGTTGACCTCTGCTTCATAAACATCAATGACTCTAGTTCCGCAATCTGACATATTGTTCTGACCAGTAGATGTGTAAGAAAACTTTATCCTTGGATTCATAAACCCACAATCCGTGAGTGTTTCTTTTAGAAAATCTTCTGTAAATACGTATGTGTAATCATAGTTTGTATATACACACATCTTTGATGGGCCAACATTCCAGTCAGCGTAAAATTCAAAATCCACATCGTCACACGTAAATCTATCAACTCCCAGAAATATCTTTTTAGTGCATATTTTCCTGAAAGTTCTAAACGCTAGAAGGGGGTGTTCTAAGTGACATATAACGTCTTGACACCATATGTAATCGTATACCCCGCCCAGCTTATCGAGTTGATACAAATTGGTGTGGATAAATCGGTCTTCTTTGCCAAGAAATTCGTGTATTGCTCTTCGCGTAGTTCGGTCACAAGCATCGGTAGTAAATGAACGCGCCCCTAGCTTATCAAAAAGTAGAGAAAAATAACCGTCGTTAGTGCCAATGTCCAGAAGAGTACCAGAGCCAACCTCTTTCATATGCTCGATAAAGTGGTCAATCTCGGCGTTGTGACACCACTCGCCCTGTAAAACCCTATTAGAAAGGTTTCTATTAAACACATGCTCTCTATCATTGAGAAAGAAGGTGTGATACCAGAAAAGGGCGTCTAAGTCTATCATTTTATTCAGGTATAGGTAATTGGTAGTTGAAGTTCTTGTTGATAGGTTCCCAATAATAATCAACCATTTCAAAGTCACACGCAGAGCACCTAAAAGACTCCCAGCATATGACCGGTTTAGTCATAAGCTTAAAGTCTTCGTCAAAAATATTACCCATGGATTTATAGTGAGGAAGGGAGTGGGGCTTGAACAGTTTCCCTCTATCAATCGCGCTCATACAGGTATAGACATCTCCCTCCATGTCAACATTAATCCGAGAAGTTCCCGCAGGACAGAATACCGGGAGTCTACCTTTGTCGTCTGTGGTGTTGTCTAATTTGAGGCCGAGGTCTGATGGGACAATTACTTTTTCTGTGTAGTTTTTCTTTTCGCTTGTATTAAGAGAACAAATTCTTTCTCTTTCAACTCCAGAGTTTTGTAACACGGGAAGTCTGTCGTATCTTTCTTCGGCTCTGTTATTTTCGTCAGGACTCACCAAGCTTTTAGTGTCTGTTATCCCCTCTCTATCTTCTGAATATTGTGCTACAAACGGGTCTATTGAATACTCTATTTCTCTTGTTTGACAAAAGTCGACAAACCTATCTTTATGTTGGATATTATCTTTATGAAGAACCATCTCCAGTCCAAACCCATGATTTCCATAATAGGATATGTACTCATCCGTTTTTCTGAAGAAGTCGTCCACATTTGTCAGTTGCGTAGGGTGAAAACTCGCCCAGAATCCTGTGATTCTTCCCGGTTTAACTTTTTCTCGCCACTTGCTTAGGTTAAATGTTGGCCCAAAATTAGTGGTGATAGTCAAGATTGTTTTCTTATCCAACATGCTGATTAAATCTGGAAGATGCTTATATAAGGTTGGCTCTCCTCCGGTAAAATACAAAGAATACGGATTCAATTTGTCAAAAGCATCGGCCCAAACTGATGGGTCCATTCTCTCCCACTTACCATATCTGTATAGCTCCTTGGAGACTTCCTGCCAACAATAGCCGCAAGTATAGTTGCACTTCCATGTTAAAAACCATTGGATGCTAAGTTCATCCTTTTCCTGTAATTCGCAATATTTCCAATGTGCTTTTTCTTCTGAATGTTTTGTCAGACCTAGATAGTCATGATAGTCATTTCTATTAATAACACTTCTTATAGAAATATCAGTGTTACAATCGGTGTGAATTTCAAAATTGCAACTTGTTTCTGAGTTTGTTTCGTAGCATATTAGTCTATCGCCGCCATTCATGATGCTGAACTCATTTTCTTCATCAGAGTCAACATCTTTGATTAAAATTTTGGACACGTTAGGCTCGCTAAGTTGATAGACTATGTCGATATAGCGAGACTTTAGCTCTGGCACAGAAAAAGTTGTGGCGTAATAGGCTTCATCTCTGGGGTGTTCATTGTCCGTGAAGGACAATTCAGACACCATCATTCCAAGTTTTCTTGTGTCATTTTTGGGCGTGAATGGTTCCGTTTCTATTACTAATTCACTCTGACCATTGTATGGCACACAATAATACAGCCAGCCCATTTTGGCTGGTATTTCGTAAGACTTTCCATCGTTATATGCAAACCTGACTATCCTGTCTGGATTGTCGGTTCCCATAAAAAGCCTAAGTGTATTTTTGGTGCTATCTAGGAGAACTATAGAGCTATTAGAAGACCAGCGAAAATCTCTAATTCCATCAAACTCCAAGTCATACCACCCTGTTGACAATGATTCCAACATATTTATATATCCGTATACGATACGGGTGAATACAGGGTTATCTGGCTGGGGTTTAGGTAAATTCTATCAAAGCCATTTTGGGCCATCGCTTGATGAAAATAGACATGCTCACAAGCAGCCGAGTCTGGCTTTCGAGAACCGTACCAAATATCTCTTATAGCATTTCTTTTATATAAACCAAAGCCACCAAAGCAGGACCAGACTCTAATGAGGGGTTCTCCTCTGCCATAAAACAGTTGATTGATTTCTTGGCTTGAGTGAGGCTCTGGATGATTTACTCTTCTAAATGCATAAGTGTCGTAGTAAACCCTTCCGATAGTGTCGCCTTCCTTTATCATATTGTTGTTTTCATCAACGGGTCCGTACAGTATTCCATTAGAGCCAATCATATCCCAATCAGTATGCCCCAGACTATTGCAAATTCCCTCGTAGCTCCACCCCCCTTGTATATCCATGTCTAGCATGATAACGTAATCAGAATCTAGAGTTTCGTTTATCAGCTTTAGATACTTATTTCTACAGGCGGCGAGAGCTTTCGCTCTTTCAAAAGAAGCCACGCTTCCAAACTTCTTGTCGCCAAGGTCTTCCATTATTAAAGTAACCCTGTGGTTAGCTTTTCCCCACGTTTCCAATATATCTTTGGTCAAATCCTTAGAATCGTTTTCGTAGACTACGACTTTATAGTCTTTAAACATTTCCCCTATACGTTCCATTCTGGGGATATTAAATTTGAGATTGCTCTCAGCGTCCCTACATATACCGCATATGATGACAGAAGATTGCGCGGCTTTTTGTTTTCCAAGAATTGTTACGTTGTTATAGTACCTAACGGTCCCTTCTTTGCAAGGGTATAAGGCTTCTGGAAAAGTAGAAACATAGTCTTTGAAGACATTCATTTTCTATTCAAAATCTTCTTCACGGGTTTAACGAAATAGTGTCCTATAAATCCACCGATTCTGGACATCCCCAGTGATGTTCTGAGATAGTTTTCTAGTTTGGTTAGAGGGCATATTTCTCTGGTAAATGTCACAGTTAGTATAAAACTATTAAGAGGCATCCAGACCCAGAGAGGATACAGGAACGGCAATATAAAAAATGCAGCGATATTAACAAGTATCACAAAGTGGTGGAACAAAATTATAGAATACAAAAGACCCTTTTTTGCGTAGTCTATCCTTTTTGGCTTCTTGGAATACAAAGCCTTTAACATCTCAAGACTGACTTTAAGTGAATCGTTATCAGTCTTTTGTCCAATCTCTTGTTCTAACCTAGCCGTCAGTTCTCTAGCTTGGCCTTCATCTAAGTATTCATCTAGTATCTCAACAATACTGAATGCTTCTTGTTGGCTAGTAGGCATGACTACCTCCGATTTATTTAACGTACTTTTATAATTTCAGAGTCCGTTTCAATCCAGCATCTAACATTGCCGGGTTCCGTCGTTTCTATCGGTGATTCCTTGTCGTAAATTATCTCGCATGGACCGTTAATTTTTACGCGATGGGCTTTAAATTTTGTTTCCCCGTCTTCCTGATTAACGATAACTGGCTTGTTCTCATTGTATCTTTGGTTGGCGGCAACTGTTGCTCGACAGATAAACAGCTTATTCACTGACCGCCCTCCCTCTAAGTTCTTCCCAGTCTTTTTCTGGTCTAGACATAAGATTAGTATTCCAAGCCCCCTCTATCGTGTTGGCTTTTATACAAAGAACTTGGGCTAGATGCATTAGGGCGTTTATATCTTTAGGAAAACAGCTTCCCCCAAAGCCATAGTGACCGTCCGGGCCGGGAACAGCCCAGTGACTTTGGCCGAGCCTTTCGTCATACAGTGAGTATTCGACCACCTTGTCGTAATCTATATTCAAGCTTTCGCATATATTGTATATCTCATTTGCAAAAGAGACCTTGACAGCTAAAAAAGAATTGGTTAAATACTTTACCATTTCAGCTATAGTAGAGTCTGTCTTTATTATGTCTGCACCGGGGAATATCCGCGAATAGAATTGCTTTAGCCTAGTTGTTGCTGGGCGCGGGCCTCCAAGAATAACTCTTTTTGTCTGCTCAAAGTCATCTTCAGCGTTTCTTTCTAAAAGAAACTCGGGATTGAAAACAATTTGAGAGTCCTGACAAAGAGCTTGAAGAGCTTTTGTTGTGTTGGGTGGCACGGTGGACTTTATTGCCACGATATTTTTTCTACCCGTGCTGCAAGCTTCCTGAACAACATTCTTGACTATTGATACGTCACAAGAACCATCTTGTTTCATGGGTGTCGGAACACAAACAAAGATTATATCACACGCTCTGGACAAATCATGCACGCTTTTGTGTGTGGACAAATCTTTAAGCATCTTGTCGTAGGCGTGTACTTTATAATGTTTGGAAAATACGTGTTTCAGAGCACCGCCCACGAATCCCTGCCCTATTATTCCAACGGTTTGAATTTTCATAGTTTTCCTACCGCCTCTCGTATATATCGACACGCTGCGTCCGCTTCTTCGGCGGAAAATGTCAGGGGTGGTCTAAGCCTAATCGAACGACTACCACACTTAAGGACTATCATATTTTCTTGTAGTAATTCAACCATCCTGTCACGAAGTTCTGAACTTGGTAAGTCAAAGGCTATCATTAGCCCTCTGCCCCTCACGTTGTCTAACTCTCTGATAGTTCTTAAACACCACAACAGGTGCGAACCAATATGGTGAGCGTTGTCTACAAGTTTTTCCTTTTGAATTGCATCTATTATGTATCTGAATCTAACCATATCCACAATATTGCCACCCCAAGTAGAATTAATCCTACCGCTAGTGTTGAAGACATTATCTTCTACCTCGTCGATTCTATCGGTGGAGCAAAATCCGCAGACCTGAGTCTTTTTACCAAAGCACATCATATCCGGCACAATATCAAAGTGTTCATATGTCCACATCTTGCCGGTCAAGCCCAAGCCCGTTTGTACTTCATCGAATATAAGAAGGCAGTCGCGTTCGTCAGCTATCCGTCGTAGGTTTGTAAAAAACTCTAGCGGAAAATGGTTGTCGCCGCCTTCTCCTTGTATTGGCTCTACGATAATTGCGGCCACCTCTTCGTGAATGCGGCGTTCAATATCTTCCCAATCAGGTTCTACTGTCGTCCACCTAAACTTTGGAAACAGCGCGGTCTTCTCTGGGGTCGTGTTGGTTAAAGAGAGTGTGTAGCCCGTCCTGCCATGAAAAGCATTCTTAAGATGGAATATATCTAGGTTATTAATGTCAACCGTATGAGTATATTTTAGTTTTTTAGCCTTCCAATCAAAAGCAGCCTTTAAAGCATTCTCTACGCCCAAGGCGCCGCCCTCAATAAAAAAGTAGTGCTTAAAATCGGGGGTAATCTCAGAGAACTTTTCTACAAAATCTGCATATTCCTCTGAATACATATCGCTATTAGCCAGTTTTACCCTGCCAGCATAGCCCATTTCTGCTTGGGCTTTAATCAACGCTGAGTGCTTCCAGCCAAGGGGCTGGCTTGCAAATTGTGAATAGCAGTCTAGATATCTCTTACCCGTATTTAAATCGACCACATAAGAACCCAGACTACGTGTTTGGTCTACGACTATATGAAAGCCGTCAACCAATATGTTTTCTCTTAACGTTTCTATAACTTGAGAGTCAGGCATTTAGCTGCTCCCCCAGATTTTATGAATTCAGATAAGTCGCACACTTGCTGTTTGTATCCAGCAAAAGATAGGTGACTATTCTCTGAAGGGGTTATAACTGAACTTTTCACGTTAACACTGTTACAAATAAACTCATCGGCTTGGTCGTCGTGGACGTTGAGAATGTCAAGTCTGCCTCTTTTGGTTCCAATTTTTATGAACTCGTCAATCATTGTCATTTGAGAGTAGTCAGAAAACGCATCTTTAAAATAAACAACTCTATCATTCATCGGCATAAAACAGGTATCTAAGTGATAAAAATGGGGGTTGATTAATTCACACGACACATAGTTCACGTTTAAAACGTCCGCAATAATCTTATGCGCCGCTCGGTCGGTACGAAAACCATAACCAAGAAAAAGGGTGTCGCCTAAAAATAAGGCGTCACCCTCTCCCTCAAAACAGATGCTTTCTGGAAGCTCAATTACTCTATAGCTGTTTTTCAAAAACCATTCTTTGAATAGCTGTTTTTCTCCCTGTCTCTCTTTGTGTTTAAAATTGGATAGGATTACAGTTTTAGTTTTTTTATGTACGAGACCGGCGTTGGCCGTAAACACCATGTCTGGGAAATTAGGATGAGGTTCTATATAATGCAGCTTTGCCCCAGATTCTACCAGCTTGTTGCAAAGGCTCAACCACTGTTTACTAGCTTTTTGTGGGTTTGTACCATTGTCTATACGCATCCAAGAATTAATTTCATAACTGATGTCGAAATATCTTGGATTGCATACTAGAATCTCATTCATCAGTTCCCGTCGTCATACCTTGCGGAAAGTTTAGTGAATCTCCATGATTAACAGTCCAAGAAACTTCGTGAGTAACAGACCTGAATGTACGAGCGGCGCTTGGCTGTCCGTTTCCAGACTTCTTTACCCCTCCGAATCCAAGGTGACTCTCAGCAGCAATGCTGCCTCCATTCCAGTAGCCAAGACCAAAGTCGCACTCGTTACGAATTCTTCTAGCAACTTTAAAGTTTTCCGTTACTACCCCAAGAGCAAGTCCATAGTCAGTGTCATTGTAAATCCGAATAGCGTCATGCACTGTATCATAAGGAATGATTGCCACATGAGGCCCGAATACTTCTTGTTTAAGATAGGGTACATCTCTCCACTCCGTCTGGTATACAGTAGGTGTTAAAAATAGTCCATCCGAATGGCATCTAGTTCCCATGAGCAGAACATCTGCCTCTGGGTCATCCTCAACCATTTTGTTGAATTCCATAACTTTCTCTAACTGTTTTTCATTGATTAAAGAGCCATAAAAAACGCTCTCATCAAACGGGTCTCCTGTTATAAGGTCTCCACTCCTGTTGGCAAACTCGTCTGCAAATTTATTATACAGACTCCTGTGAACAATCAACCTGCCAGCAGACACACAGCGTTGACCAGATAGTTTGTAAGCGCTGGCCAAGCATGCGGCCATCGCCATGTCATAATTCGCATCTTCATGAATAATTACCGCCGATTTACTTCCCATCTCGCATGAACAGGTCTTGTGCCAGCTTTCTGCACAGGTTTTACGAACGTGCATCCCAACTTCTGCGCTTCCGGTAAAACAAACGTGGTCTACATCCTGTTGAATAAGACCATTGCCAACCCTTCCGTCTCCTTGAATCATATTAAATACGCCCGGAGGAAAGCCAGCGTCATGATACAGTTCGGCTGTTAGTTCACCAACCCAAGGAACATCTTCGCTTGGTTTAAGTATTACAGTATTGCCTTCTACCAGAGCAGGTGCGGCACACCAGAAGCCGCCAATAGCAAAAGGAAAGTTAAAAGGAGCAATAATTGCGACCACACCCTTCGGCTTGCGAAGCATGTAAGCGTCTTTTTCAGATAGTTCAGATGCGATTGCTTCTCCATAAGGCATTCTTCCTGTGCTAAAAGCATATTGGGCCATGTGCAGAGCTTCATTTACTTCTGCAATGGATTCGTTATAGACCTTGCCTGTTTCCAGACTAATAACTCTAGCGATTTCTTCTCGTCGTTCTTCGACCAAACCGGCTAGGTTTAGAAAATACTCTGCTCTTTCTATCCGGCTGTATTCTCTCCAGCCCGAAAAAGAATCTCTGGCCGAATGATATACGCTCTCTACCTGCGGAGCGTTAGCTTCTGGGAAAGACCCAAGGATTTCTCCAGTAGCAGGGTTCTTGCTATCGAAATAACTAAAAGATATCGGGTCTGGAGAAACAAACTGACCATTAACATAGTGTTTGCCCTGAACGATTTGATAGGTTGTCATTTTAAATCCCTAGTAGATTCCATAAGATTCTTTACTGAATTCTGGCAGAAGCCCTTAGCCCCCCGCTCGATTAGCTCTATGATTATTCCACCCAAATAATCCAGCGGCTTGGTAAAGATTTGTCGAAGATTGTCGTCTGGGCAGTCAATTATACCGTCTGTCAAAAATCCTATACCTTGTTCCTTCCAGTTTTCAAAAATCTGGTCTATCTTATTTGTCCTGTACGCCATGTGGTGTATACCGCCAACTCCATTTCGCGCTTCAACCCAGTCTCCCACAATCGAGCCGGGACTGCCATCGGAGATAAAAATTTCTGGCCCTTCACGAACCATAATAACAGGACTCATTGGCGGCACAAGAACATGGCAATCAGCCTTGGAACCATCATCAAACTCTATGTCAAACTCTGTACCAATCTCATAATTAAACATGAGGCGGAAAAACTGAGCCGCCTCATGCCTGTTCTTCACTCGGTATGCAATATGGTCTAGTTTCATGACATAATCTTCCGACCGTATCTGTCTCTACCTTCCAAATCCTCTATCTCTTTCCATACCTGACCCCACCCATCTTCGTTATCGCTTTCAACTCTTGCCGCCTTGTCGTCAATATACAAAACACCGGCGAGCTTGCCCATGTAAGCATGGTGGTACTTAACACCGTGTTCTTCCAACCAATTTACCCATTCAATGTATCCTCTCTCGTATTGTCTATGCATGTTTCCGTTCTCCCTGTCGCCATACCGTGCGGTGAAGAGAACAATTTCAAAGCCCATATCATATAGTTTATTTACTTGGTCTATGCCGTGCTGTAAAGGCCCAGCGTTTGCATATATGCCGCCGTGGTCTTTGTCCGCTATAACCCCATCGCAATCTACTATCAACCTTTTGCTGCTATCTCTTCTCGCTGGCATTTTTTCCTCCTATATATTAGTACCCTCGGCTGGACTCGAACCAGCAGCCTACGGTTTAGAAGACCGTTGCTCTATCCGTTTGAGCTACGAGGGCAATTATTATCCCCGTAGCTGTCTTAATATTTCTTTAGCGTCGTATGAAATAAACTCAGAAGTGTCAACAACATCTTTATTTCTAAGAAAACCTTTTTCATTAACCATAAAAATGCTAGAAGATTTTGTTGGCTTCCCAGATGTCGCTGCTCTCAGGACTGTTTTTATACACGCTGCCATTCCATCTTTAGCGTCTACCACATCAAACATGGGTCCAGACTCTACATAAAACTTTGGCATCGTACACCTAAATTATATCCTGTTCGAGCAAAATGGTATCGCCAGAAACTATATTTCCGTTGGAATCAGACCAGCAAATACCCTCAACGCCTAGCGCCGCCAGTATGGTCGAGCAACCCCTACAGGGTTTACTGTTCTGCAACGTCCCGTTCCTTGAAAGCCTAAGTACCACCATGCTAACTGAGTTATCTATGTAGACTTTACTCCAAACCTTCTGAATCGCGCTTATCTCAGCATGTATGTAGGGATACTTCTTTTGTTTTTCTATATTAAACCTCTCCGCAAAGTACAAAGCCTTAGCGGATGGTTTATCAACTCTGTTCTGCCCAATTGAAATCAGACGATTCTTCTTCCACAGAAAGGCAAAGTGGAACGTCTGATACTTCACTCTCTTCGCATAGCAAGTCGGGAAGAGTTGTTTCGCTATCTCTATCGACTTCTGAAGATTCTTCTGATTCATTATAATGTAGTTCTCTATGGCAATTAGAGCAAAGCAGCATGCACTTTTCGGCTTCTTTCAACAGTCTTTCATATGCGAAGTTTCCACAACTCTGACCGATGGAGAATTCTTTTTCCTCTGGAATTATATGGTGAAAGTCAAAACCGGCTGGGCATCTATCGTATCCACAAGTGACGCATTTTCCCCCAAAATGTTCAATCAGTAGTTTTTTGTACTTGCGCCCTCTTACTCGTTTTTCCTCTGCTTTTCTTTCTCGGAAAGATTCTTGTTCACTTAATGTTTGAAATCTTACGCTGCTGTATGCAGAACAGCATTCTTTACACCAAGCGTGAAAACCGTCTATAGCGGCTTCTTGTCTAGAAAAAACTTCAGGCGTGGCTGGCTTCTCTTCACCACACTTACTACACTTCTTCATCATTCTTAGGGTTCCTAATTGGGGTAATCCTTTCCCTGTTCTCCCACTGAATATCCTCGACTTCTTTCTTAAGCCGAGCTTCTTCACGGATGTCGGCCCTCCTAGCCTGAACCCTCTTCTTGACTAGTCTCTCTCTAGTCTTCTTCTTCTTGAGCTTTCTTTTGCTTGGCATCTGGTATTTCTTCCGCTTGAATAGTTATCTTGTATTTTGTTCCCCCAAACAAATCACACCCTATCGTGTGAAGCACGTCATCAATCGTAGCAGAATCGCCGCATTCAGGAAACCCCTCAGTGCTTCTGCCGTGGACTTTGCCTTGGTCTCTGCCATTCAGCTTGGTAAACCGGAATGTGCCTCTGCTTAGAGCGTCCATCTTGCACTTAAACGAAATGTTCTTTACGCTGTTTTTCATTTTACTGAGCAGATGTGATGACATTAACCTTCTCCTCCAATTTCAAACCTAAAGGGATGTTCAGGGTCGTTGTGCTGTTTCAAATCGCCATCCTTGTAATCGTAGTCCTTAGCGTGAGTTACGAGCGTGCTACTGCTCTGAACTTTATTTCCTCCAAGATTCCATTTTAGACCGATGTTATACCTTTTGCAAAACTTTACTTCTGGCACATTGTCAGAAACTCTATCTCCACCGTTCCCAAAGTAACATGGGCGTAACTGGTCTAGGGCGGCGCATACAGTACCGTCAGAGTCATCTACCTCAACAACGTGATGGACATCACTAAACGCTTCGAGGATTGCTTTTCTTTCTTCAAAGGGCATGAACACATACCCCTTTTTTTGTTCTAGCCATGCATCACTATTAAGAATGACAATGACGCTACCGTGTTGTGCGGCGTCTTGAATCATTTGTAAATGACCAATATGTACGGGGTCAAACCCCCCACTAATAGCTATGGTTTTATTTTTCATTATACCTCTCTACAAAATCCCAGTCTACACCATTCACAATCGTCTTGGTACAGCTACCAACAAATGGGTTCGCTTTTCTAGCTTCCATATAAATTACATGAAAGTGCTTTTTGATAGCTTCAATATTCACATCTTTTGAAGACTTCTGTTCATCCAAATAAGAACAAACAAGAAGTGTCGCTAGATTAGGGAAACTACACGCTGAAGCTTTTTCCACAACCACAACTCCCAGTTGCGTTAGGGTTATTAAAAACGAACCCGCGCTTCATTAGGTCTTCATGCCAGTCTACAGTTATACCAGCTATGAAAGACTCGCTGGCCTTGTCTATAACACAGATGACGCCGTCCTGTTCAAACTTCTTTAGCTTAACTTCGTCGTAGTCTTCTTCTTCAGTATACCCCATGCTATAAGTAAAACCGGAGCAACCTCCCCCCTTTACC